TTCCAGATTTACAATCCCGCCCGCGAAGACCGGCTCGCCATCGTCCAGCAGGCAGTACGCCGCACTCCCTGGAGAAAAGTAAGCGCGCGCTAACTGGTCGGGCTTCATCGGGTCGGCGAATGGGCGAGTGGACCCGTTCAGCAATCTCAACAGGTGCACCGGCTCCAAGACGACCGTTTCGAGGCTCATATCATAGCACTTTCAATCCGGGTTGTAGCTGAGCCTCATTACGAGGCCCCGCAGCGTGAACGGTAAGGGCTCACTCTGCGTGATAATAAAAGCGCTTTCGTCCGTCCAATCCGCGTCGATGTCGCGCGTCACTTCCAGCGTGGCCATTCCTGGCCCTTTGCCGAGCGAACCCGGCCCGGAAATAATAGGATACATGTGCGCGGGATCTACTCCGAACTTTCCGCCCATGCTCTGATACATCGAGATCGTCACGCGGTCAAGTTTTTGTTTCATGCCGCGCGTGGTGGCCGAGGGGGAACTGAGGACCGGATTCGTAGGCTGGACTGTGACCGTATACGGAATGCCAATCGTTATCAGGTTGCAGTAATACGCGAAAGTTACAGCGTCGGCGGTCACTAGGGTAGGTGGCAGAATCAGCGCACTGTCTCCCACGGCCACCACGTTCTCGCCCAAGAGGTAACTCATGCCGGTCACTTCGTTCGTTACCTGCATCACCGTACCGCCGCTGACATAGGATGACCACAATGAAGTGTCCATGCCTACAAGCTCAAACGTGTCGCCAGAGACGCCCGTAACCGTGTACGCCTGAGTTTTGTCTTGGTTGATGCTCTGGTCGCCAGAAGGAGCCGCCATGCCGTTCACGCCGGCAATCTGTATAGTCCGTCCGTTCACAAAGTCGTGCCCCGGCGCGGTCACTACGCACGGATTCCCGTTGCTAATTTCCGTAATGTTGAATGGTCCCGACCCTTGCCACTGCTGGCCGCAATGCACAAAAAAGGCGTTCGAGAGTTGGCCGAAGAGTTCTTGCGGCATAAAATACTCGAAATATCTTTGCGTCACCCCGTTGATGGTGCGATTCACCACCACAGCAAGTTGGTCCTCTTCGCCGTCGCCAGTAATGACCGCAGCCGATTCGATGACTCCTCCCTCCGGCAGCATGTTCACTCGAAACCACGCGAACACCTGGTCTTGCTGATTGAAGACCAAGCCGATAAGTTGGCCATCGGCCCGGACAGCCCAGAAAATCGGGTAAGGTTCAATCTGCACGGCGGTTTGGACAATGCCCGACTGGGCAGCCGAAGGCCCCTTAGTGATGTCCCGATTCAACCGCGTCAAATCGAAGTTGTCCCATTGGTTCGTCACAAAGTTATAAATCAGCACCACCACGATTCGAGCGGAACGGCTCACAAAGATCGTGTAATCCCCGATCATTTGCGGCTCAAGTCGGCTCACTCCCCAAGTGGATTGCTTCGCGGCATTCACACTTGTTTGGCTCAGGGACTCTCCGTTCGCTCCTACCATCGTCCAAATGCCGCCCGCGCTTCCTAAGAGCAAGGCGTTCGGAGTACCGATCATATTGAGAATCTGGTCCAGCTTGTTCGATACTAAGGTAAACTGGATCGCATAATCCTCTTCGGTAGGATCGCAAATGAAGTCAGGGTAATCGTCCTGCACACTGCCGTTCATCTGCGTCGGAGTATCGTCTGCACCCGCCAAACAGAAGCGCTCTTGGTACAAGGTGCAGCAAGCCGGAAAGTTCCCGGCAGTGTTGAAAAGCGGGTTAACGGGCACAGCAAAACCGCCACCTTGATACGCGAGAAATCCGGTTGAATTTATCAGCCCGCTGAGTGTGATGGCAGTTACCTGAGCCCCGAGAGTTTTTCCGAGAACAACAAATTGAACGTCGTCTCCGACGTTGTAGCCGGTGCCAGGATTGCCGACAGAAATTGAGGTTATGACCCAAATGGACCCGTAAACGTGTTGAGATTGGACAATGACCGTCAGGCTAGACCCTATACCTCCCGTGGTGGCATAAGTTCCCGCTGGGTCAGAGAGAAAACTGGCCCCTGTTGGGCCTGACAAGGATGCGACTGGGCCAGTTCCACTTGCGCCAAGGGGCAAAAGATTGAACGTATACCCGGCACTGGTGTAGGCTTCATTGGCGACAATGAATTGTCCCTCGTTAAGCTCGACCATGCCAGAGCATCCGTTGATGTAGATTCGCTGCCCATTGGCTAAGCCGGGACCGCTGGGAGAAAGCGTCACCACTGCGGGATTCGCTTGGCTAATGTTGGTGATGTATTGACCAAGAGCACTGTAGCCGGTCTTTACGACGCCTTCTGTGCCATAGAGTGCCAACTGGCTGTAAGTCCAACTGGTAGCGGACAGACGGTTGATTGAGGCGGGAGGATAAAGCGGATGCACGATGTAGAGCACATCGGCGCTCTGCGTGGATACATCGAGATCAAACAGGTCGGCATCGGCATAGGGTGTTGGAATCTCAATCGGCGCGCCTCCACTGACAGCCAACCCGAGCGGCCAACTCCCTTCAGTCGTCACTTCCCAAATGCGGACCAGTTGTTGAGAGAACTCCAGTATCGCACCTTGCTCCGTCGAAAACTGAAACGGCACCAAGCGGCTCCGGCCACTGCTCGCCGTCATCATCTGCTCGATGGCTACTGTCTGCGAAGGGCTGATTGTGTAATTGCCAAGCCCTCCAGTGCCCGTGCCGAATGCGCTTATCGTGGTCCCTGCCTCGACCCCAACCCCAACAATTGTCTGGCCTACTTGCAGGACTCCGTATTTGACCGCGGTAACGGTGAGGGTCGTTCCTGCAATGGACCCGGTGAACATCGAGCCACCCAGAGCCGTCGCCCCGCCGAAATACGTCCCCGGCATCTTCTTGGCTCCGCCTTCCACCAAAGGAAGAGCGTTCTCAAGGATGCGGCAAGCCGACTTGTACTTGGTCAAATCCTCCCGCATCCCGGAAATCAGTTCGCTGACTTCGCCAGAATTAAAGGAATTAACGGCGGGATAGGTTTTTGGAGGCATCAATGTTCCACGTGAAACATTACCAGTTCATCCAGCGGCCGGCACGCTCCCACGACTCGCTTCCGGCCTCATCCTTAGAGAAATCCATCGTTTCGTTCTGTGCTTCCGCGCTGTTAAGAGCGTCCTTGTACATTTCCATAGCTGTCTGGAATTTGTTCCCCTTATCTTCCGTCACGGCCACCACAAGCTCCGCTGCCAGACGCCACCCGAGGCAGTTTACGAATCCGGGCATGAGTTGGGTGTAATCACTGATAAGCGGGATGTACGTAATCATGGCGGGACCGTCCCAGCCGCCATAATTCGTCAGAGCGTAGCGTCCAGCCGGAAACGGCCCCGGATACGGTACAGGAGGAATGGTCAGGGGAGATTGCCAGCCTGCCGTCAGGGTCTCGATTTTGAACGTGGTGTTGTGAGGCCAGAACGGGGGATCGTCGCGGTGATACCAGCCTTCGCCTTCCGGCCCCCATCCCCAGTACCAGTGATGGTGGTCACGCGCGAGTTTCTGAGGCCGCACGAAACGGAGGAAATCGGCCGGCAAAGCCCATGCGTGTTTGAAGGTGTACAGGGGAATGATTGGACTGAGTTGGAGTGGGGCACGAGTTTTGGCAAATTTCCAGTCCCGCTCCGACAATACCTCTTGAAACACAGCATCCCACACGGCCAACACTTTGACCGCGTTCGGGTTGTCTTCGTTGATGTCGGTGATTTGGCCGCGTGCGCCGATGCGGCCGAGGGCTAAGTTGGAGATTCCACTTTGAGAATAATTCATCCGGCCCCCTACGCAGGGGGGGCCTGCGCCATTTCCTCACTCGCTGCTGGAGCGACGGGTTCAGATGGAGTTCTTTCCAAAGGCCGCTCCGTAAATGGTGCCCCTGGACAACTCGGCTTGTGCTTCGTCAGCACGTTGACGTTAGGGAATTCCTGGCCGCAGCCTTTACAGTGGATGGGTACAAGCCCTCTTAGATCACCGGCTGCATTCAAGCCTGTCGGCACTTCCTCGACTTCCGGCTCGGGTTCAGGCTCGGGTTTCGGGAGAGTCTTTTTGTGCTCTTGTCGGGTATGAGTTCCCAAGAGATTCAGAGTCTCGAAACGAGCCCCGCAGTCCGAGCAGAAATAGAGCCCGGACGCGGGGTCGTTCGCAGCGACGCGGTCGAACTGAAAGACGAATTGCCGCATCTGGGTTTTCAGATCGGCGAGCTTTCGATGTGCGGGGTTCTCCAAGTCAAGCTCGTACAGTCCCCCAGGCAACGGCCCGCCATCAGGAACGTACAAGCGGGACTGAGTGCTATCCCACGCCCGCTGAATGCACTTCGCTTGAACCATCATTCTACTGTTCTCCGCCAGTCTTCGGCCCGAACCAGGCCACGATGCGACCGCCAAAATTGACGACGGAGGCGGTCGGCAGGTTCGTCCAGAGGAATTGCAGAAACTCTAGGACGGCTACCAGTGGCACTGGAATGAAGTAATGCGCTCCGGCCACCTCAAGTTGAGCATTCGTGAAAGTCCGGCTGGCAATCACAGTCGTCGCGCCAGTGGCCGCCCCGCTCTGGACATCTACCCTAGCCCCTGTAGTGCTTGTCCCAGGGTAGCAGCCGGCAGTGATGATGATGTGAACGCCCATCTCCACTCCGCCGTCTCCCACAACTTCAGGAGGGAAGGTATAACCCTTCTCGGTCAACGATGGGAATTCAGGAAGCCACGGATAGCTCCCGCCGCTCGCTGGAGCCCCGAAGTCGAGTTCGAGGTTGCTCTCTTGCGCGGCGCCGCCAACTCCGATGAGGTCGCCCATAAGAGGCGGCGTGGCCAAGATCGTTGCGCTATTCGAGAGTTGCGGATTGCTGACCACGTAGGTGCCGACTCCGTTGATGGCGCTGATTGAGGTAATCGAGGTCACAACAGTCGGAGGATTCGTGGCGGTCACGGCAGAGATGTTGACTCCGGTAAGCACATCCCCGACCAAGAGTGCGGCTCCGGCTGCGCCCGCCGTGATAGTCAAGACCCCGGTGGTGGCGATGGAGCCGGTCAACGATTTCGCGGTACTGGTAATCGGCCCGGAAGCTGAAGACCCAGTTCCGTGAAGGTAAAGCAAAGCGTCTGTTACTGGCATAGTCTCATCTCCCTTAACTCAGTACCGTTTCGGTGGACAGAATTTTTTCCGCCGTGTAGATCGGGATATTCTGGAATTTGGTCACGGACCTGCCGAACACGTCCGTCTCGCCAGAAGTGAAGTTGGTATAGGCATTGATCTTCTGGACGGTCGCGCGCTGGTCGATCTGCGTTTTCAGATCGCGGTTGACGAAAATCGCCGTTGTCCCACTCTCGCCGAATCGAGGCAGCCGGTTCTTCGCAGCAATGAAAATGTTCTCATCGAAATTGTTGGCAGAGAGCATGGTGGGATTGATGTTGCAGATTCGCTGGACGCAACGCTCGTCTCCAATCTGGATGCCAACGTACCAGCGCAACAGAGTGCGAAAAACTTGGTACAGATAATTGGAGCCGACAGACCCGGTGCCGGCCGAAAGTTCTTTGGTAAATTCTCCCAAGTCCCGCACGCTGAGTCCCGCCGGAGTGTTCGGCGGGTAAATCCCGTAAAACGATTCAGGGCTGAATTCGATCATCCACGCGCTCGTCACGTTGCCCGATGAAGCTCCGCCATTCCAAACGTTCGGCACCCAGGAGGTGTCGCCGTTGGGATAGGACTCAAGATTGTTGAAACGAGTGGCGAGCCCGTTGAAGGCTCCGGGATTTTGGGTGAGGTTGCCGTAAATCACCGTGGATTCGATGAGTTGAAACAGGCCCTCGATGTGATTCATGTCCTGGTCGGAGCGCCAGACATTCGGCTGGTTCTGGATTTCCCACAAGTCCTTGTCCACTTCGGAGTAGTCCTCGAACAAGGCGATGGGGTCCGAGAGCGGGACATTCTTCGAGGCCGTAGCCTTGATGCCCTCATTCCACCGGCGCGTGCTGGCCACAGGCAGTGAGTCCGTGCGCGTGGCGATATTCGAGAGGATGTTGTTGCTGGGCACCATCGGCAGCATCTTGATGAACGGCGTCATCCGGTCCAAGATGCGGGCGGGGATCACGAACTGCGCCCTCGCGTCTGTAGACGAATAGTTGTTGATGATGTCGTAAAACGTGGAATAGCCCAACTGTGAAATGTCGGCCATGGCGATTCTCCTTAAACCTTATTGGGCGGAGCGGGGCTCTTGTCGTAGGTGATGAAGGTCCTTTCCTTCCCGGTCACACGACTTGCCGCTGATTGCGGCGAGCGGTCCTCTCCGGTCAGGGCAGCGACTTTGAGAAGCAGCCTTATCGCGTCGAAACGGTATTCAGCCGTTCCGTTCGCAAAGCTCTTGTCAAACTCTTTGCCCAGGTGTTTGTTGTAAACACGTTTCGCCAGTTCCACGTTGGCATCGAACTTGTCGCCCAATTCGGTTCGGAGTTTCGATTCAGCCTCGGCAACTTCGTTCTTCCGGCCTTCGTTATAGGAATCGACCATCTTCTGAAGTTGCCCATTCCACTGCGCGCTCAAACTCTTGGCTTGGGCTTTCGTCAAGCCCAGGGAATGAAATTGCTGTTTCCAAAACCCCGTCCACTCAGGAGCGTTCTTGTCCTCGCCGTCGAACTCGTAGTCCGCAGCTTTTTCCGGCCTACCCAATGCGTTGTAGTAGATTCCCTTTTCCTCGTCGGTCGCGTTATCCGGCAGTCTGGGTATGAAGTCTTTCAGCTTAGCCTCGGCGTCAGTCAGCTTCGTTGCCGTGTCAAGATGGGCTTTCGCAAAATCCCCCACGGTCTTGAACGACTTGAAAGTTTCATTTTGCTTGAGGTCGTCTGGAAGACCCGCACGCCATCCCAAGGATTCCGTCGTCGTTGACTCAGAGGTCGTAGTGGTGGCCGTTTCAGGCATTACTTGTCTTTCTCCCTTTGCAGTTTTCTCCACTCCACAACCAATCGCAAGTACAAACAGGCGCGAGCAATAAAATTACATGGCAGGACTTGACAGAAGCCGTGAGACATGGTACGGTTCGGTGAATAGCGGTAAACTTTGGGAATGGGGAAGGAAAGAAAATGAGAGTCGTGGCTGTGAGAGATTTAGGGGAAGTGGAAGAAGAGTACGTGACCCAATTTCAGTTTGACAATGGCACTACCCTTGAAAGCAAATGTGCGGCCCCAATTCTAGACATGGGGCCTTTTTCTACTCCAGAACAAGTTAGATTGACCTATGACCTCGGTTTCTTGAAGAGGCATGGTGTAACGATGACGGAAAAGGAATTTTTGCAACTTACGAGCATGCGATGCCGCTAACCAAAACCGAGAAATCCCTTTTCAATCTCGCGGAAGTCTGCAAGATCACGGGGAAGTGCTACACCACAATCCACCGGGCGATTAAGGCAGGAAAACTCAAATCGGTTCGCCTGGGTGGTTCGATCATGGTTCGCAAAGACGAGATTGAGCGAATCCTGATAGAAGGCTGGACCGTATCCAACATGCCAAAGGAAAAACCGTGAACCAAGCCGAAGAAAAGTGGACGAAAATTCAATCTGGCCTTAACCTTGAGCTAAAAAATACAGCGATCAAGTTTTCCAAATTACTGGACCAGTTTTCGAATTCCTGCATAAGTGATGCGTCTCCAGCAGCGATGGAGCTTCAGCGTGTATCGGCAACATTCCACTTAAAGATAGCGGAGTACCTCCGAGACTCGGCGGCATTCACATTAGATAGATTTGGGTGGAAACCATCAGAGAAAGTAACGGAGACCATGCAGGAATTCTACAAAAAAACATGTGGCTCTCCTCCGGTCGGGCCTGACTGACCCTACCGGGCCGGGGGCTTCGGGGAGTTCGGGTATTTGCAGAGCATGTCCGCTGGCGGGATGGCTGCCTTTTTCGATTTGCGCGAGTTCACCCAGGAGCGAAAGTGTCTCACTCGCTTCGTCATCAGGTCTTCATCTTCATCGTGAGTGGCAGGGGAGGCCGTGCCCCCGCCCTTACTGCCCTTGCTTGCGTTTCCGGTCGCCATTATCCGTGCCCCTTTATGAAGTCATTCAGCTTCTTAGTCTCTGAACTGAGCACAGGAGCTATCATAGGACGCTGCCCGATTTGAGTCAGCGTGAATACATGCCCGCAGTCTGCGCACCACAGCAAGGCGATCACTGCTCCATCAGGAACGACTTGGTTGCTGTAGTTGAAACGCAAAGGAGTAGTGAGGCACTCCGGGCATTTCGGGTCTTTCGTCTCGCCCGCCATTTCAATCCCCCTACGTCAGTGCTGCCGCAAGTGCGGTCCCGAGATTCGAGTAGGTGTGGACAACGACGCCAGCCGTGCTTTCCGTGATGGTGGCCGTGTTGCTCGTATTCCCGGACACTTCGACAACGATACTCTCAGTTGAACTCCCGTTGACCACCACCAGAATCTTCCCTGGTATGCAGGCCGGATATATGATCGTCAACGTTCCGTTGGTGGGTGCGGCCTCAATCACAGTAGCGCCGGTTTCGTCAGGCGTGAGAGTCCTCGATAGTCCTCCCGTCGCGTCCACCGTTCCAAGATTGAGTTCCTTCTGGACCGCGTAGGTTGCTTTCATCACTTCCATAGGTTTGCGGATTCCGTCAGGCCCGCCTTCCCGGATGTTATCGTAATATGGACCGCTCGGCATGATTCACCCCTTCACATTCCTAATTGCAAATAAAACGGATCGAGAACCCCCGCCATGCGGACAATCGTAAGACCCACATTGTACTCCGCCGCTTGCACGGGGTCTTTCGGGTCAAGTGTTTCACCGAAATGGCACAATGTCAAGATGTCACCCAAAACAAGACGGCCCTCTGGAGTTCCGAAGACGTTCCGATAACGCTGCATCATTTCTTCGGCGCGTTTTTGTTTGAGTGTGGTCTCGGGATTGTCAGGATCAAGCGGGTGCTTGTTTTGCATTTTAGTCCACATTCTCCGTGGTGGCCGCACCGCCGCTCATCAGTTGCTTGAGCGCGCTGCCGGATTCCGGCGCTTTGCTCAGTGCCGCCGCTGCCTTGGCCATCTTGGGAACGATTTCAGCTTGCCGCTCCTGCTCTTGCATCTGCGTGCGGTGCTGGCGAATTAACTGAATCATGCGCGGGTCACGCAGGCATTCGACAGGGTATCCAAGTTTGTCGAGAACCATCATGGCTTCTTTGTCCGCATCAATCACGTCTATCACGGTCGGATTCAACTGCGCGAGTTGAGTGATGATCGTATGGCACGTCTGGATTGTGCGAACCGTATTCAGCCGGGTCTGCGCCTGCGCCAGAGGGCCAAGATATTCAACTTCCACTGGTCCGTGCTGCGTTTCGAGCAAGATGTCAGGGGGTTGGGGAATGCGGCCGGCTTCTGCCTCTATGGAATAAATTCTGTAAATCAGCGGATCGAAAGCCTCAGACTGCAAGTTGCCGACTCGCGTGCCCAGGATCGCGGCCTTCTCGCCTTGCAGTTCCATCACTTGCTCGACCACCATACGCTCGCTGTGCCCTGACTGGGCAAGCTGGCTCATCATCATAAAAACATCGGTGTGAAAGTGCTGGTTCACAACCTGGCGCACGCGGTCCTGGTACTCGATGTTGAAGGGAAGGCTCTGCACGCCCGTATAGAGGGGCTGAGGCATGTTGGCCCGCAGGTCGAGATTACGGTTGCGCTCAATATAGGTGATGCCATTAGGCCCGCGCTGAATTGCTCCCCTCAAGTCAGCCCACGCACCTAAAGGAGGCTCAGCGGCGCGATGCGCTGTGACCAGATTAGTACGCCCCATTTGATTAAGCTGAGAGATAGAAACAAAAGAATCATGAGCCGGTCCACGGCCATATTTCTCGTCATTGTTTTTTCGCCATCGCCAAGCGACGATGGGCATAGAGTCATAACCACCTTCTTGCACAATGCTATTCTTTGAATCAGCCACTTGTGGGCTTGTCGCGCCGGTTCCTGGAACGATGATTTTCCCGCCTCGACAATATACCCACACCGATTCCCATGGCTTTCCTTTGGCGTCGGCGCGCCACGGCTCATAATCTTCGCGGGGATAGACCGCGTGCAGCACGTCGCGCTCACTGTGCATGTTCGATTCGTAATCGTTCTTGAAGTTGGGTTCGACCTTAACCATCTCGTCCCAACCGAACTTCTGCGCCAGTTGCCGGAGCGTCATCCTGTAAACTCGGTAGCAGGTGTCTACTCTCCCCCACTGATTCTCGGCAATATAGCACTCTCGGAAATGAGGCACAGTGAAAACGATGGCTGCCCGCTCAATGTCCTCCTCCACCAGAAAATAAGCCGTCCCGCATGTCGCACCGTCCGAAATGAACTCCGTCACCACATCGTAGAAATTCGAGCGGTTCAGAGCGGAGTACATTACCGTCTGGCAGTCCTGGAGCCATCGCTGGACTTGCGGATATTCATCCACGCGACGGCCCGACCAGGACCGCATCCCCGACGCAGGAGGGAAATTGAACTTCCCCGGCAATTCGAGAGCAAACCACGGCTGGTTGCGCGAACAGAGGTAGCCTACCATTCCATCGACCAGCATGTTGCGGGCGAGCATGGCGGTGTCATCGTAGATTTCCTGTCCCGTCTGCTCTCCCGGCCACTGGTCGCGATCAGTGATAAACCGCCGTCCGTGGTTGACGTAGGCTATGATGTTGTCGATGGCGGGTTCCCAAAATAATCTTTGCTCGGCCAGAATGAGAAGAGTTTTCAGACAGTCTTTCGCCTTGTCTTCCTCATCTCGACCTCCAAGTTTTGAAGGGGAAAAACCTCTTGAGCTTGCGTATTGGCGGGATGTTCCGAAAGGGTAAGGCATTTACTTTACCTTGGCGACAAACAATTGCACCAAATGCCTGTCGTTGGAACCAAAAAACTCAATTACGGATTTCTGGACCACAAAATTCCCTTGTGGCAATTTGACTTCTTGATTAACTTCTGGAATTAGGGAAGACTCAAACCTCGCCAATTCCTGTGGATTTTCACTTTTGCATGTAAACACGATTATCATTTTAAGCTCCCAAAGTCGCTCGCTGCGTTTGCGTTGAACCTGTCACGCCCATTGGCGATGTGAGAACCGTTGCGCTCATCCCCCGCCGCTGCATGAGGGCCGTCGCTTGCGCCTGCGCTGCTGCCTGAGCAGCTTCGGCTTGCTGCGTTGAGGTCTGCGTTTGCGTTGGAGCTACCGGAGCTTTGGGCTGGTTGAATGCGGAATACGTCTCAAGCCCAGTGGCCACAGCGGAGATTCCAAGTATGATGGGCAAAACGGCGGCTGCCATGTCAACTCCTCATGCTCAAACCGTAACTGGTGGGATTGTACGCTGGCTCTTTTTTTGCGTCAAGAAGAGATTTCACGAGAGCCGGGTCGATGTCCGGTTCCGGTCGTCGGTAGGTTGGCTGTTCGAGAGCCGCGTAGCGCACGCAATCACAAAAATCTTTGAACTCTTCCTGCGGCTTGTCCTTCCCAACGTCCCAACTGTAATTGCTCATGTCCTGCCAAGGCCCACGATCGCCACCGCATCCCCGCTCCGCAAACATCATCCCCGGAATTTCCTTGCCCCGCAAGATCGAGAGTTGGGGCCTGAGATATTCTTTGACCGCTTTGTGCCCCAAAGAAACATCTCCGGGCGCAGAGTGCGAGAGTTGAATCCCATGAATGCCCGCCTTCGCTAACTCATCTTCCCAGGAAGTCTCTTCGGCGGCCGTCTTGACGGTCTTCGCGCCGTACTTGGCATCGAGGATAACCATGCCTGGCTCCCGATAACCATGTTGGGCGCGCCGAACCTTGACCTGCCGCACCATCTCGTGAATAGTTCCCTGCAATAAGAGGTAAGAGTACCAATAAATCCGGTTCGCATTTTTGCCTCCGATGGAGATTTCCTCCGGGGAGACGGCGCCGAAAATCCAGCGTGTCGGCTTCGCATCGTGCGGGTCAACCACTTCCAAGCGCATCCAGTCAGAGGGAATTTCAAAGTCGGGATAGATATGCACCGCGCGGTCCAGTTCCTTGTAAACCAATCCCGAAAGATGCTTCCACTTGCCCTCTTCGCGCGCTTCGCGTTCATCGGGGTCGGTAATCTTCTTGAGGTAATTATCAATGCCCGCGCGCGGCATGAAGCCCATGACCTTGCCGCACGCAGGGCACTTATCGACAGGCCTGGTGGCATCAGGCTTCAACTTCTCCGGCTGATTTTCGGGAATGGTGACATTGCAGGCCCGGCACCAGTCCTGGCAGTTCTCCCACACCGAACACCGGAAAGCCGCAATCTCCTGGTCCTGGCCTCCGTTATTGAACGCCTGGAGCGAAAAAAGATTGTAGATGTAAGGCTCTTTCAGCGGCGTCATCGTCAACCACGAAGGCGCGTTTGTGGACATCTTCCCGCGTTCAGCGGCATTGAGAATCGCTTGCGGTGGAGGCTCGTCCCAGTGTATCCAGTGGGCAATGATGCCCTCGAAGCTCTCCGCCGGCTGCACATACGAACGAAAATGAATCGTGCTCCCGCAGGGGTCTCCATTGAAGTCGTAGGTCAGGCAGAGACTCTTGATCGACCCATCCGAGTATCGCGTCTTTTCCGCTACGCAGTGCGCCGGAATCAGTTTCATAAACCGAGGCTCGATGTTCTGCGCCAGAGTTTGACCTGCCACCTCGCAACCCACAAGCCCCGTATTCGGAACCTGAATGGGAATCCTGTAGTCAGGGTCGGTCTTTGGAAGCCACGGGCGAAACCCCATCGCGTGCGCTATGTCCTCAGCCACACCAATCTGCGATTTCCCTGATTGATTCGCTCCCTCAAAAAGCCGCGTCGTCGGCATCCTCCCGTACTTGTTCTTGATCCGAACGAATTTCTCCTGCGTGGGAATCATTTGCAGATAGTAAAGCGGCAGGTACTTCTTCAGCGACTCCGCGATCTTCTCTTTGTCAATCGGATCGCCCGGCTTGTACCCCTTCAGGAAATTCACCGCCCCAGGCGAAAATGCGGACTTGGCCATGCGCTTACCCTATACCGTGCCGTACCCCTACGTCAAGCCATTATGACTGGGCGTACCCCAACCCCTA